CTAACACAATCAGGAAATACAATAGAAACGAGTTAGAATGGCAAACGTTAAGATTACAGCACTAACAAATTTAAGTTCAGCTGATGTAGATGCAGCTGACGTTTTTGTTATTGATGATGTGTCAGCTTCTGAAACTAAAAAGATTACGGTTGCAAATCTTCAAGCTGCCATTGACACTATTGCCACTTCAAATATTAACACAGTATCTGCTAATGCTGACGCATACTATACACAACTTAATGCCAATATTAACGTAGTTCAAGACAATGTAGCCTCACTCTCTACTGTTCTTCGTGTAGCAGGTGACTCAGGAGCTGATGATGTTACTGTAGGCACAGACGATCTCACTTTTACTGGCGACTCTAACGTTTCAACTGCTGTAACTGATAATACTGTTACAATCTCCGTTGACTTTGGTGCTACTCAAACTAATATTGACGCAGTTGAAACTCGTCGTGCTGATAACGTCTTTTTCACATACAACTCCACTGGTGATCAAGCTAATGTTATTGTCAATGCAGCTAATGTCGAACCATCTCAGAACAATATTTTCTCTCTTGGTGCACCCGATAAGGTATGGAAAGATTTATATGTAGGCCCTGGTTCTATCAATTTAGGTAATGTAATACTAACAGCTGTTGAGACTGGTATTAAAATTGAAGATGCTCAAGGAGCTACTACTCAACTTGATACTTCTGTAGCTAACGTTGCAGCTAACCTCAATTTAATTCAAGACAATGTAGCTCAAGTATCTCAAGATGTAGTAGCAGTTGAGTCTCGTCGAGCAGATAATGTTACTATTCGAATTGACGCGTTTACAGGTACGAACACTGCAATTGTAGCTGCTGAATCTCGTGTAAACTCTAATTTAGATGTCACAAATGATAATGTCTCTTCCCTTACAACAACTGTAGACAACTTTGGTACTTATGCTAATACAAACTTAGATACAAAGGCAAACGTATCTGCTACATATTTCTTAGCACTTGCTAATGATTTTGCAACATATACACACCTTCAAGCTAATATTGACCTAGTTCAAGATAATGTAGCTTCTGTAACAGTTGGTACAGCCGCTGATACTGAAACTCGACTTAATGCTAATCTAGATATAACCAATGATAATGTTTCTAGTTTGACTACTACTGTAGACAACTTTGGGACAACCTCTAATGCAAATGCTTCAGCTTTGGCGGCTGGTATTGTGTCTTCTGAAACTAGACTTAATGCTAACTTAGATGTAATCCAAGATAACGTAGCTGCAATTATTGACGGTTCAACCTCCTTTACTGGCGACGTTACTATGAACCAGGCACTCACCGTTTCAGGCAACCTTTACGTTATAGGTGCGCAAGTAGATTTAGGTATCTCTTCAGCACAAATAGATGATGCCACACTTCTATTAGCTGCCAATACTCCTGCTGATGCTCAACTGGGTGTTGATTCAGGAATTGTTATTAATCGCGGTCAAGATGCTAACGTATTCTTCGGATTTGCAGCTTATGGGAATCATATTGATTTCATCTTTACAGATGCTCCAGCGGATAATGCGGCTCACTATGCAATAGCATATATTGATGTTCATGCGAACTCGTTTGGAGCTGAAGGTACACATGATCCAACATTTACGGCAGTTCATCACGCAGATCGTCCAACAACTGGTTTCTATTTCCCAACTAATGAAATTGTAGGTGCAATTGGTGGAGCTTATAAAGCTAATATCACAGCATCTGGTTTAGAAGCTGTAGCAGTTTATTCAGATGGCGTGGAACTTCAGGCTAATGACTCTGCTACCCTATTCTCAGCATATGCAAATGACTATGCGACTCATACTCAGATTACAGCTAATGTTGATGTAGTACAAGACAATGTTGCAACCTTAACGACCACAGTAGATAATTTTGGAACGTCTTCTAATGCTAATGCGGCAGCTCTTGCTACTGGAATTGCTACAAAACTTGATTCCTCCGATTATATAGCTTCCGATGTGCTTACAAAAATTAAAACAGTTGATGGAGTAGGGTCAGGTCTGGATGCAGATCTTTTAGACGGTCAATCATCAGCTTATTATGCGGTTGAAGCTACTCGTTCATCTAATGCAGCTGCTCTTGCTGCTGGTATAGCTGGAATTACACCAATTGGAACATCTGATATTTCAAACGGAGCAGTAACAGTCGATAAGTTAGCAGCAACACTGGATTTAGGAGCACTCTCATAAATATATTTTGACTACAGGTTAAAATTATGATAGAAAGGTAATTATGTCACAAAAAGTTACACCATTTATGGGCGGTCTCGGAAGAGACGTTACATCAAAATTTGAAATCACTGATGATGCTTCTGTTACAGTTGGTGACGGAACCAATGGTGGTAATGTTGCGGTAGGCGACAACGGTGTCATTTCGTTTGGTGCTGGCTCTGACTTGCAGATTTATCACGATGTGTCGAATAGTTACATTGATGAAGTTGGTGCGGGTGTATTAAAGATACGTTCCAATGGCACGGGCGTAGACTTTGAAAGCACGGGCGGCGAAACACTTGCACAGTTTGTCACAAATGGCGCAGTAACCCTATACCACAACAACGCAGAGAAACTCGCCACCACAGCCACAGGCGTGGATGTCACTGGCGACGTTCAAGGCGACGGACTTATAATAGACGGAACATTCGATTTAGGAGCACTTACTTAAGGAGTAAACATGGCTACACAGCTACAATTTAGACGAGGAACTTCTGCTCAAAACAATTCTTATACAGGACTTGTTGGAGAGCTTACCCTTGACACAGATACAAATAACATTAGAATTCATGATGGATCTACCGCTGGGGGTGCAGAAATTATTCCGGCTGGTACTATTTTAGCTTATGGTGCTGCTACTGCTCCTACTGGTTATTTGTTATGTGATAATTCAGCTGTATCACGTACTACGTATGCTCGTTTGTTCGCTGTTGTCGGAACAACTTTCGGTACAGGTGATGGCTCAACTACTTTTAACGTTCCTGATTTAAGAGATAAAGTTCCGCTTGGTAAAGGTACGAATAATACTGCTTTAGGTAACACCGTTGGCTCTGCAGCCGCTTCAGCAGTAATGAACTCTGCAACTAAAACAGGTGTGACAACTGCTTCAAATAATACTGGCACCGGAACTACAGGAACTGGCACTACTGGTACAGGTACTTCAGGCAATTCTACAGCTACTACAGCAGCTTCTGATACAGGTAACGCAACCTCCACCACTACAGCTTCTAATACAGGTAATGCAGGCTCAACTACCGTTGGATATAATGCGACTACTGCTCCTTCAGTTATTACAGGTACTGCAAATACAGGCAACTCTCAGGCTACTACTGTAGCCACTAACACTGGCGACTCTGAGTCTACTACTGTAGCATCGAATACAGGAGCTGCTGGTTCAGGTGATCTAACTCTTACTACGTATACAGTTAACAGAACTCTTGCAGCTGGTACAAAAGATGTTACCCAGGTATCTTTGGTTACTAACGTAACTCAGGCAAACCATACACACTCAATACCTTCTTTAACTGTAAATAACCACTCACACTCAATACCGTCTTTAACTGTTAATAACCACTCACATTCGATTCCAGCGTTAACGATTCCTTCACTGACTGTAAATAACCACACACACTCAATTCCTTCGTTGACTGTGAATAACCACTCACACTCAATACCTTCACTGACTGTGAATAACCACTCACATTCAGTGCCAGGTCTTTCAGTTCCTGGATTATCAGTGCCTGCACTTTCTATTCCATCTCTATCAGTTAATGGTTTTTCAGTTGCAACAACTTTACCAAGTGAAGTGGTACAGTATATTATCAAAACATAAGGGGCGGCTATGAATGATACTAGAGAACTTGACCAAATACAAACTGAACTTGATAGACTGCACGAGCGATCTCAGTCTAATAAGGCGGGCATATCTGCTCATGAGGCTGTATGCGAAGAACGCTATAATACTATAGTTTCTATGTTTGAGCGTTCTGAAGAACGAATGACTATTATAGAATCAAACTTATCTGAAATTCGTGAAATGGCAACACAAGGTAGAGCTTCTCTTAAAACCCTACTATGGGTAGGCGGTGTTACAGCAGCTTTAATTTCCCTTCTCTCAATGATAATTCCCTACTTTAGATAATGAATAACAACTTCTTTAAAATTAAAATTCAAAGACTATTAGATAAATTGCCTACTCCAGTTACTTTTAATGAGTCTCAATGGGCGATGGTTGAGAACTTAGATAATTCTCGTTTTTGTGTTCATATTGCGGCACGTCGTACAGGCAAATCATATGCAGCTGCTATTTTAGCTTTTGCTAAACTACTAGAGCCAGGACAGCAAGTTATGGTTGTAGCTCCTAACTTTTCCCTTTCATCAATTATTTGGGACTATGTAACTGACTTAATTAGACTTCTTGATATTGAGGTTGATAAGTTTAACCAAAAAGATAAAGTAGTAAAACTTATTAATGGGTCAGTATTTAGACTACTTTCAGCAAATAATAGAGACTCTCTTGTAGGAAGGGCAGCTAATCTACTAATAGTAGATGAAGCAGCAATTATACCAAACGATGAATACTTTACACGAGATTTACGTCCTGCTCTCTCAACATTTACAGACAGTCGTTGTCTCTGGATCTCAACTCCAAGAGGTAAAGGTAATTATCTTTACACTTATTTTTTAAGAGGAGATGATCCAGAGTATCCAGATTGGACATCTTCTATACATACCTGGAGATCGAATCCGCTGCTTTCTGAAACAGATGTTGATGAGGCTAGACGCACAATTACTAAAGCTTTATACTTACAAGAGTACGAGTGTGAGTGGACTACCACAGAATCGCAAATTTATCTAGATTTAGATGAAGAAAAACATATAGGCGACTATGTTGGTGAGCGTTTTGCAGAAGTAATCGGAGGGCTTGATGTAGGTTATCGTGATGAAAATGTTTTCGTTGTTATTGGCACTGATGGGGATAACTACTTTATTATTGATGAGTTTGTCTCAAAAGAATCAACCACTTCTGAGCTTGCAGCAGAAATTCAAGAAAAAATTAATGAATGGGGGATTGATACAATTTATATCGATTCAGCTGCTCAACAAGTAAAAGCTGACTTTGCATATGATTATGATATTTATTGTGAAAACGCAATTAAGTCTGTAAATGACGGTATTAATTCTATTCAAGTTCTTATAGAACAAGACCGTCTTTTCTTTGACACTGAAGGTGCAAGACACACTTACTCTGCTATGAGTTCTTATAGATGGAATCCAAACACAGAAAATCCAAAACCAATTCATGATTGGTGTTCTCACCCTTGTGATGCTGTTAGATATGCTATCTATACTCACCAAAAAATGAGCAATATATCAATTTATGCTTAGAATTATAGTTTTAAACTACAAAAGACCTGAAAATGTAAAAGCTATATGTGATACTTTTCATCGGTCCTTGCCTATTACTGTTATTAATAATAACCCACAACAACCTTTTGAGTACCGTTCTAGGAATGTTACTGTGATTAATAATTCTAAAAATTGTTACTGTATCGAACGATGGTTAAGGTGTTACGAATATCCAGAAGCATATAAGCTAATACTAGATGATGATTTAGTTCCTTCTCCTCTACTAGTACAAAAACTTCGTCAACGCGATGCTCCTATTGTTGGGATCTATGGTAAATCAGAGGTTCAAAATGCTAAAAAGTATCAAGAATTAAAAGACCACTGGTGCAAAAACTCTCGAGTAGACTTTTTAGTAGGGTCTGTTTTAATGGTAAAACAAGAAGCACTAGACACAATTAAAACTGACCTAATGAAGTTTAAACACCTTACAAGAGGTGATGATATTGTAGTAAGCTACTTAATCAAAAAACAGTTTAACCTTAATACTTTAGACACTGTTGTAGGCAAAGTATTAAATCTTCCTGAAGGAGAGGTAGGATTAAATCGTCATCCAGATCATTTTAAATTACGATGGGAGGTGCTCCAACAATGTCTGAGTTAAAAAGATTTCCAATAAAATATATAAGAGACTATATTAAAAAAGACTATAAGCTACGTGATGAATGTTATATCTGCGGTTCAAAAGAAAAACTTGAACTTCACCATCTTTTTTCAGTAAGTCAACTATTTGAAAACTGGTGTACTATAAATAAAGTGACTGAAATTGATACTGTTGAAAAAATTACTTCCCTTCGTGAAAATTTTGCTATAGACTGTAAGGAAAGTTTAGACCATCATAATCTTTATACTTTATGTAAATCTCATCATGTGAGATTGCATACTATTTATGGTCAAAGATATTCAAATCATTTAACACCAAAAATTAAAAATTGGTTAGAAATTCAGAGAGAAAAAAATGGCAGATGAAGATAGAAAGACTTGGAGAGAGTGGGCTGCAGAAAAACTTAATCCTGCACAACCATCTATATCTTCTTTAGAACCTTTTGCATTACCAGAAACAATTTCAGATTTTGAACAAGCTTATCGAGAGATTGAGGTGGTTCATCGTGCTGTTGAAATGAATATTAATGCTATGAACGAGATACCATTAATTGTTGATGGTGGTGCTGCTAAAAAAGTAAATAAGATTTTAAATTTAAAACCAAATCCTTTTGAAGATCGCGCTAGGTTTTTTAGACGTGCCTTCTTAGATTTTCACTTAGATGGTAATGCTTTTTTCTACTATGATGGTGCTGATTTATATTTACTACCAGCTAATGATGTAGAAGTAGTTCCGGATGAGCGTACTTTTGTATCTCATTATAACTACATTGTTTCAAACCAACAGCAAAGTGATTTCTACGGGTTTGGTAGAGGCAAACAAACTCGTAAAGCAGAAGCAATTAGATTTGAACCTCAAGAAATTATTCATGTTATGAATGAGAATGAGAACTCAATATTTAGAGGTGTTTCAAAACTAAAAACAATTATTAATTTAATGGAACTTTATTTTTATATGATAAAGTTTCAAAGGCAATTCTTTAAGAACAATGCTCTTCCAGGTTTTGTTCTAACTACAGACAATATTCTATCTAAACGTGTTAAAGAACGTCTTTTAGAATCTTGGAGATCTAACTATACCACTCTTTTTGATGGAGCTCGTAATCCTGCCATTTTGGATGGCGGTTTAAAAATTGATGAGTTTTCAACTAAATCATTTGATCAGCTAGACTTTGAAAATTCAATTGAGCGTATCCAACAAGATATGTCTAAAGCACTAGGTGTTCCTTATGTATTGTTAAAGTCTGGAAATAACGCAAATATTGATGCTAATCAAAAGCTCTACTACCAACATACAATTCTACCAATGCTCACACAATTCTGTTCTGCTTTTCAGCATTTCTTTAATGGTGGAGTTACTATTAGACCTGATAAACTTACCGTCCCAGCACTTCAACCAGATAACAGAACACAGGCAGTTTACTATTCTACTCTGGTTAATACAGGAATTATTACCCCAAATGAAGCTCGTGAAGGATTAAGATTTCCAAAAATTGAGAATAATGATACCATAAGAGTACCACAAAACATCACAGGTAGCGCAACTGATGCTACTCAAGGTGGAAGAC